AGATGGTACATCAATCTATCGGTCAGTTTCTGGTAGACCGTTAGACTTTGTAGTTAACGTCAACACTGATGGATCTAAAGGAGGAGATGCAACTACAACATCTTACTCTGTTGGTGTGTCAGGTATTACCGCAATGCGAGCTATGCCGGGTGGAGCACTATTTGTCGCAGCTGGTGGAGCTGGATGTTTCTTTGTAACTCTCAACCAAACCCCTAATGCACCTACTATCTTTGGTGAGTATACGTTTAACCGTCAGACGTTATTCACCTCCTCATGTATGTCAGAAAGAGGGATTATTGATATTGCTGGGGCGCCAAATACTACCAACTCTGGTGATACAGTATTCATTGCTGTAGATGGACTACGGTCGTTTAACGCTATTCAACAGCTACAGAACGAAGGGCGCAATTCTGTTTTTTCGTCAACTGTTCAATCTTTGTTTACGAACATTCAACAGTCATCGAATCTATGTGCAGCAGTGAGTTTTGACAACTATGCAATATTCTCTGTACAGACTACTCTTGGGTATTGTTTAGTTGTGTACGATACAGTAAACAGCTGTTACTCATCCATTGATTTTGCACAGTTAGGTAACACAGGAGCCAAACAATTCGCAGCGATAACTATCAATCAGCTAGCATTGTATGCTATAACTACTGATGATAGAGTAGTTGAGTTGTTCGCATCTCCAACATCAACTGATGCTGCTGTGATACGTTTAGGCTCTGTATCTTCTCAAGACCCAAACAAAGAGCACAAAGTTACAAATTTCCGAGCGATATTCTCTAACATCACAGAAAGCTTTTATGTTACTGCATATCTCTTAACCAACAATCGTCTAGATCAGATTCTAACTAACCACATTAACTATGTTGCTCCTGTTACGCCATATGCGGGTCCACAGGTTGGAACAGATGTTGATACTGAAACCGAGAATGTTTTGTTTACGTTTACGCAGGCTAAGCAGGGATGGAAGTCATTTATTGTACTTACATGGACAGGAGGAGCCTCTTTGAACTCTACGTCTATCATGGCACAAGACGTTGCGGTTCCTATGCAGTCCGTCAATACCCAAGCAGTTGCGAACTTACCCACAACAACAGTTGAACTCTCACCTACATAATCATGGCACTTTCATACATAATCTCTCAGGTCGCTCGTAAGATGGGTCAGAATCCATCGGACTCTACTCAACGTGCAGTCTTGTTACAGTTTATTAACTCTGCTGCAAAAGAGCTGTATCATATGTCTGATATGGCTGGGTGTTACATGGAGCAGTGCTTTAAGATTAATGCTAACCAGACTATTGCTCTACCGGACTATGTTGGACAAGTTCGTGCTATGAGAGAACAATACTCTCGTACAGCTATTCAATTGTCTCAGCAGCGTCCGAGATATAATCAGGACAACTGGCCACAAGAGTTTCGTAACTGGAGGATTAAGGGATTGCAGACATTACAGACATCTCTGTCTAACCAGTCACAGGTAGTAATATCTGTTGCTGCTGTAGAAAATCCTCCGGTGGTAGTTAATATTGCTGGTCCGTCAGATGTGTCGGCTATGCAGAATGAAACGATTGTTATGTCGACAACTAGTGTTACATCAGTCAATAGTTATGACGATATAACTCTGTTCTCCAAAACTACCTCGAACAAATACAATGTCATCATGTCAGACATTGATGGGAACCAGATCTCATACATAGCTTGTGACAAATTGAAGGCACAGTTTCAGATTGTTGACATCTCTGGTATGCCATGGTTTCCACCTAATATCAATCCATTGCTGGGGTGGGTTGAAGTATTGTTTAAGGCTGCGTTACCGTACCTATCTAATGACACAGATGAGTTTCCTGCTATTGGATATGATGACGTTATAGTTACTAAGACACTACAGCTCTGGTACGAAGAACAGAATCAGTCAGAGACCGCTACTGGGTACTATCAGAAAGCTCGTCAGATGTTGGCACAAATACATGAGGACGCGAATAGAGGAACAGATGATTGTGCGTCATTGTGTGAACACGGGCATGACATGATGAACCATAGAACTGGGTTCGGGAGAGATTGGAAATATGCATACCGAATCACTGGAAGATGACCCGCAATCTAACATTAGGTGACCTATTTCAGTTTGTCTTAACCCACAAGGGTATTAAGACATTTCGAGGATACTCAAACGATCATATCCTAATGATGTTAGCACGAGGAATAGAGAAAGGAACCCTATACTATTCCCTAGACGAACAACAGAATATCAACGGCATGATTCTTGCTACGAAACATGAGGACACAAAAATCCTATTCATTGATGAGAACCTCTCCATGACTAAGGCGAACCTAATCAAGTTCGCGAAACGAGCGAAGGAAGAATTTAAAGGTTACCATTTAGAATGGTACAAGAACGGCAAACACCAATTACCAAACACAGACAAAGTCTATGCGAAATTACTTACAGCATGAGTTAGAGTACATTGACGGACCAATCAAGAAACTAAACATAGAGTTGTCTACACGATTCTATTCTGGTGGTACGTCATCTGGATCAACACAGTCATCTCAGTCGTCACAAGCTACTGGTGGCGGATTGTCTACGTCTACTGGACAGGCTCAGCTTAATCCATCTCAGGTGTTGACAATGTATGGTCAAGCATTGCCGTCTATACTTAATACCACCAACACAGGAGTAGCTAATTCTGCCGCAGCCCCAGCACTTAACGCAGCTACTCAGGGCGCAGTAGCAGGTGTTAATGCGATAAATCTGAATGGTTTATCTCCAGGTGAATCAAATGCTGTAGAACGATCGACTAACCAAGCTAACCAACAGTCTGGAAATCTTGGAGTGATTAATCCGACTAACACAGTTGCGAACGCCTTGAACTTCGGTGGAGCGTTTAACAGTAAGATTGGGTTGTTGAATACTGCTACGAATACTGCTACAGGCGCAGCTAACGCAGCGAACAATACTACATCTACTGTATCGTCATTGTTTAACCCAATCGCGTCGAACGCGAACACAACTGTGTCTAATTCTAACTCTGTGTTTGGTAACCAATCGTCGTCACAGGGATCAGGATCTGGTAATCAATCATCGTTGAACGTTGGATGTTTTCTCACTACTGCATGCTGTGAGTACAAAGGACTTCCTGACAACTGTGAAGAGTTGACTGTGTTACGCAACTTTCGAGACACATATGTCCCACGTGATATGGTTGAGGAATACTACCATATTGCTCCGAATATTGTTGTTCGGATAACAGGGAACAAAGAGGCGTTAGAATATGTGTGGAGAACAGTCAAACAATGTGTGGATGACATACGAAACAATAGACATGAGTGTGCGTTGAATAGATACAAACTCATGGTTAACACGCTAAAGAATTAACTATATGGGACTACTCGGAATGCTTGCTGGTATGGCCACTGATGGAATAGTTGGTGGAGCTACAGATTATATTGGGCAGAACACCAATCTTGGCAAACAGATTAACCAAGTTGGTAATATCTACCAAGGATTCAATGGTCAACCACAGTCACCGATCTTGGGTAATCCTGCTCCACAGCAAGGTGGAGGTAACTCATTTCAACAATCTATGCCATCCAAAGATGACATAATCCAAAAGGTTCTTGGAAATAATCCTAAGAATCCATCAGGGGTAGATGACACAACTCAACCACAATTTAACCAAACAGCATAACATATGGCTACTGGACTTTTACCCTTGCTTGGGCAGATTAGTAATGCATTTACTACTCCTACAGCTAATCCTCTTTATGGTGCACAGTACTTGACTACTGACGATCATCCTGATATTCCAAATGCAGGATGGTATGATGTAAACGGAAAAGATGTAACTGATAAGATTTCAAAACTTCCAAAAGAGCAACAGTCGGTTATCACCTCTCAGCCATACGTCCAGCCTAATTGGTTTCAAAGACTTGGTTCTACAGGAGCGTCTGAAGCAATGTCTAATGCGCAAGCCGAAGCTCAAGCAGGAGCCCAAGCACGCCAAGAACAGATTGCTAAAAACACATGGTTAACGCGTAATGCAGCTAACCCGTATGTGGGGTCTAGTATCAAGACTAACCCTAATGCCGCTTATTCTGAGTACGGGGGAATGTCTCATGTTGACCCGTCACTGTGGAATACTGAAGCCACTGCTGCTGCTGGAATATCTAATGGTAATCCACAACAATCTGCTATAACGACAAACAACGAACTCAAGGCCGAACAACAATTAGCTGCAAATAAGGCTAATCAGTATGCCGTCGAAGGATTACTTAATACACCTCTGACTACAGCTAGTGCCAATGACCTAGGAGAACAAACTAGACAAATGTACAATTCTGGGGATCTTGCTATGGCTCCTCAAAGTATATGGAACAAGGG